ATGTCAACAGCCCAAAACAAAACTTCTTTGCTATGATGCTCATTATGTGATTTATCAATATTATTGATAATAGAAAATTGGCTTACAAGAGACAATGAATTTTTAACGAGTAGATGAAACGAATTTATGCACAGTGGGTAGAATAGCAAGAAAAAAACAAAATGTATAAGATTCATTAATTTTATTTATTTATAATAGTTCATTTTCTTCATTTTTTTCTTCATCTTCATCGTCAATATCTTCGATGTCAGAATAATCATTTTTATCAGAATTTTTTTCATTATCACTATTTTCAAATATCTCAAAAATAGGAGAAGGATCTAAAGACACTGGTAAATTATATTGGAATTTATATTTTTGACATATTTCAATATCATTACGATTTAAGGGTCGGATATTTCCATTTTTAGATTCAACCCCAATCACTTTTTTTGTATTAGGATCAAAAACCATTAATGATTCATTATGTGTATAATTTCCAAATTCATTTTTTTTTATTCTCAGAATGAATTGTTCATTATTTTCATCAATTTTATTTTTATTTGTTTGTTCGGATGAAAAACTGATATTTAAAATTCGTAAAGTCATATCGAATTTAGTTCCATTTGTGTTTAAATTTTTTTCTTTACATAGTTTTAATAAATCACTTTTGCTATGGTTCCTAACAAAAGCATTTACTTTTTTTTGTGTACATTGATCCATTTTTTTTAAAGTAATGTATTTTTAAATTATTTTTTCAATTTTAATTAAATATTTATTAATTAAATGAGTGTATATTGTCTTTTGAATTCAGACAAATATAAAGTTTCATTTAGTAAATTCTATAACCCATTGTTGCTCATTGATGTAAAAAAATATCAGATGAAATGTAATTTAACGAATTCATTTCTATTTTTTATAGAAAGTCCAAGAACAAATATTGAACTCGTTTCGGGATTTTTTGAATTTTATTTCAAGAATACCCCTCAGGAATACGCGTTAGGTCAGGTTATTTCTAAAACATTGATTACGTTTAGTGAAAGTGGAAAAAATAATCTTGAATTTATGCCCTGTATATTATTTACGACAGGTTTATATCTTCAAGAAATTTTAATTTATCTGCCGTTTCAGAGTTTTACATTTCATCGAGAATTACATTATTATTTTATCGATAAAGTAGAATATCAATGTTCCATTTGTTTAGAAAATAAAAAATGTATCAATGTTCATCAAAATTCTTTTAATCACTGTGTATGCACAGATTGTATATTGAAAATCGAATCCACATGTCCTATTTGTCGATTATCGATAATTTAATTTTAATAAGAAAGGTTTTCTATCTATTTATAATAAAAAACCTTTTTATTATACGATTCTGGAACTATTTCCATTTTATCATTCTGATCATTTCATTTATTTTTATAATGATTCAACATTCCTCGTAATCGATAACCCGAGGAGAATAAATTACCCCTTCCTGAGCGTTGTCGATGAGTAATATATTTATAAATTTTAAACGAATTATTGAATAATTGTTTTCGTTTTTGATAAACTTTTTTCCATATTCGTTGAATAATCCGAATGTAATATGTTTTCATGATACAAGAATAATAGAACCAATTATGTTTTTTATCCATCATAAAATCGAATTGTAGAATTTCAAAACGATTCCAATTCGGTTCTACATAGGCATTACAGATAAAATAATTTAACAAATCATTGCAAGGATATCGAAAAAAATCAGATACCGACAATTTTGATTCTAATAATATTTTATCACAATTTAAAAAACAAAAGCCGAGACAATATTTATTATTATCTTCGTATGTGATTTCATCATATTCTAGTTCTATCATTTCATTCATTCTTGTATTTTCTAAAAAAATCCCAAAATCAATCATTTTTATCTAAAACAATAATGACAGAACATGTTTATGAATTACCAACATTTTTGAGTAACAATCATTTACACCATAGGCAATATAAATATTATCATGATGATCTTGTTCTATACCGGATGCAAATTGTATTATTGGATGAAAAATTTTTATATCTTGGGGATGTTCGATGAAATAGGGTTTGGAGATATTTGTTATCGAAAAAGGAAAATGTTTGTTAAATTTGTAAAAATACGTAAAATAAACAAAATTATGTTGGATATCAAAACTTTTGGTATGAGCCATCGAGATATAATATTGATTATCAATTAAAATAGCCGATGTTCCTCCACGAAGATTTTTAGGAATGTTTTTATGAAATATTTCAGAAATTTTAGTACAATAACCCGTCATTAAATCACATTCTAATATAATTTGCGGGTTTATCTTATAAATAAAATATAATTTTTCATCCGACACAAAAGGTGTCCAGTTTTTTTGTATTTTATGAAGGGTGGAAGGATAGTGTAATGGTAATATTTTTATTGGTTTTAGAGAACTCTTGTGGGGTGCATAAATAAAGTCATTGTCGATATTCATGAATAAGATGTGCATTTTGTTCTTACAATTCTTTTCGTTGGGATTATTACAGATTAAGAGTAATCGTTGATTCAATATGATGGCACGAGGATCTTCAAAAGGTTCTGCACAATTTTTGAAACGTTTTTCTCTAGGATAATCGATTTGAATTATATTTTTATTCGGAAATTCGATATAAATTTTATTCTGAATAGATGATAATTTTTTTTTTTTTGGATGGGGACAAGATGTATTTGAAACTCTGTATACTTTATACAACTGGTCGTTATAAAAAAAGATGCTCGGATTAAAATTATGTAAATTGTCAAATTCTTCTTTTGGAAAATTTGTCAGCACAAAAGATTCATAAGGAAAATGATCGGTAAATATCTCAGTCGTAAGATATTTTTTTTGATGAATAAAAATAATTACAATAGCGATGATTATGATTAAAAAAATAAAAATTAATAAAATAAACATTTTATTAAAAAAATTTTTTCTTTATCAAAAAATGAAATTCATGTTTATTCTAAATGCTGTTTTACTCCGTGATTTTTATACAAATTTATGGATTCCTACAGAATTCAAGAGTAAAGAACATATTGTGCCAAAATCTTTATTGTTACCCAGGCATAAAAATGATAAGAGTAATCTTGTGATTACCGATTATCGTTTAAACAATTTTCGTTCGAATTATCGATTTTCTGAAATATCACAACGTGATTTAAAAGAATTCCCTCGTCAATTGTCTCTCATGGAAAATACTCCTTTATTTGATAATTCATCGATTGTTCCTTTTTATGGTATTGATTTCAATCGTCAATTAAAGATATTGGTGGCTTGCAGGAATTCGAAAGAAAAATTATTTTATCCTTTAATGTCCCATTACAAAATAAGCAAAATCATTCAATTGACGTTAGACAAATATAAATATATTAAACTAGAAAATATCGTAGAAGACCCTATTATTTATAAACGCTGGTTGAAAAAAATTTAATTGAAACATTTTTTTTACAAATGATTTATAAAATCACAACTTTTTAAAAAAAATGGGATGTGAATATTTTTTTTTATTGAATAAAAATGGTGGCAAGAAAAAATAATCCAGAGTATGTAAAAAATCCTTTAACTAAAAATCAGAGTTATATTAAAAAAGATTCAAAAACATACAACCTCGTATTTCATTTGTTACAAAAATATAATAATAATGTTGAACAAGCGAGAAAAGAATATCTTACATTAACGACGAGAATAAAACCCCAGTATAATGATATAAAAGCAACCGATTTTTGTGGACAAGTGTGTGATTATAAACCAAAGAGTTTTCCGGTGAATACACAAAAAAGATGTAGGGCGGCGTTGAGTTATGCGAGATATGCATCGGATCCTGAATGTATTAGAAGATGTGCTTTAGAAAAAGCAAGAGAATACGGATTTAAATGCGGAACATCTTCAAAAAAAATCAGAGAATAAAAATTTCTTTATCCTGAACCCAAAAATAACTGGGATATTTTTGAACTCGATCTAAAAATTCTAATTTTTGTTGATTAAAAGTTGTCCAATTGCTCATTAATCCGCTTACATCTTTAGAAAAAGGATTTAATGCCCAGAAAAAATTATTCAGAAAATTATTATCAATTAAATATTGTGAAAAGATATCCAACCATAACTTTTCTTTTTCATGATTAAATCTGCCTCCCCATTCACCCACACAAATATGAAAACGATTATCGTATTTCATATATCCGAATAAATTATCCCAAAGCTGGTATAAATAATTTTGATCGTAGGAAGGGATGAATGTAATACTGGGTCCATATATATGGGGACTCACGATGATTCTTTCTAAATATTCATAAGGTACATTAGGAGGATTATAACCGTATTGAGATAGATTTTTACCCCAATCAATACCATTGACAAAAAATAAAAAGGAATGATCTGGGTATTTTGGAAATATTGCAAAAGTACATTTTTCAATAAATAAACGAAAATCTGTCAAATAATTATTAGAACCATAATCCGCCATGTAATGTGGCTCATTAAAAAGATCAACGCCTAAAAAATTAGGATAATCTTTATATCGATTAACCAGAGTATCGATGGCAAGAATCAAAGTGTCTTCCGAATAATTATTATCACCCACAATGTACCAGAGAGGATTGGATATCTGATATTTTAATCGATGTATATCCAATAAAATGACTATATTTTTCTCAAGTGCTTTTAAAAATAGTAAATCTAATATCTGCATAGAGGTAAGATTCATCGCTAACGGTTCGGCTATGGTTAAATTCGGATTGGGAATTAAATCATTGTATAATATCATTTCGGAAGAAATGGGAATCCTTAATGCATTGAATTTGTTTTCGGATAAATTTTCGAGATAATAGGAAAAGGGATTTTCCCATAGCCCTTCTAAACATTTAATACCTGTTTCAAATCCATACCAATTTATTCCTTTCAATTGAGCAATCTTATCGTTTAAATATAAATTTTTATTATTCACAAACCATTGATAAGAAAAACTTAATGTGACATAGGTGAAAAATAAAATAGATTTCATCTTTATTTTGATAAAAAATTGATTTAAATTAAAATAAATAATAACGTAAAAATGTCAACTTTTGAAGATTTCCAGGAAAATTGTAATATAAGTTTAAATAGTTTTATAAAAAAAGAAGCGAATAAAAAAACCATTGCAAAAATGCTGTGGAGGATTTCTGATCAAGATTATGAATACGCAAATTATCTGTGTTTTGAAATCCTGGCCGAGTATTTGTGTTCTTTTAAATTAAATGATGTTATTTCGAATGTGAAACAAAAAAAAATTGGTTGGGAACATTCGACTTTTGAAAGTTTTGAAAAGAAACAGGAAGAATATGATAATTTTTTGACAAACCCACCCGAAGTACAAGAAGGTGTTATTGAATGTCATAAATGTGGAAGTAAAAAAACATTCTCATTCAGTAAACAAACAAGGAGAGCGGATGAATCTGCCACTGTATTTGTACGATGTAGCAATTGTAATAATACGTTTAAAATGTAAAGAAAAATAAAATATTGGTTATATTATATATGACCAATTTTTTGTTCATTGATGCCGAAAATATGTATTTATCGGAAAGCGAATTGTTATATTTAAATATAATCTATAAAATCGATAAAATTTTTATCTATTTTGATATGGAAAAAAACAATTTATTCCAGCACTATTCCGATTGGACATTCAAATATGAATGTTATTTCGTTAATGTTCCATCTTATGGTGGAAAAAATAGTGTTGATTTGCAGATATCCATCGATATTTTAGAACATATCTTTTTGGATAAAAATTTAAAATCAATCATTATTGCAAGTAATGATAGAGACTTTTTACCCATTTGTAAAAAAATTATTGGTTACAAAAAAAAAATGATTATTGTGGGTAGTAAATTTTTATGTAAAGATATAATCGATCTGGTGGATAGTTTTGTACTTGTAGATCATATCCCGATGGATTTAAAAATTATTTTATTATGTTTTTTGTACATGAGAAAAAATAATTTATCCATTAGTCAGATTAAAAAATTAATTAAAAAAATGAATAAAAAAAAAAATATTCAAGAATTTTCAAAATTAGATCAAACTATTTTAAAATGGCATACAGTTTTCGATATTACCGAAAATAATGATGTTATTTTAAAA